TCCTCCGGGAGGTTATTCAGGTAGTCGCGTAGCTCACGTGCGGTCATAATAGCTCAATCGTCAATGTAAGACCATTCCAGAACCTCTATATCCCCAATTCCTACCCACCCGCCATTGAAAGAGTCGCCGAGCCGGGGAATGTATATCCACCAAAAGCCCTCTTCGTCAAAACGGAGCACTAAGTGATTGCAGAAGCCGTCTGGTGTCCTTACCTTACACAAAACCTCAACAAATCCTTCGTCGCCCAATTTGTCTGGAACGCCCATTTTAATATCCCAAAAATCCATACCAAAATGCGTTAGCGTAATTTATCTTTCCCGGCCTCCTTAACGAATATTTCTGCCTCGTTTTTTGTGTACCCGAACGTGTCAATAAGTAGCCGAATCTTGGCTTTGTCAAGGCACGAACGGCAATAGGGGTCGGCGGGTATATCTGGGTCAATAACGGGCCAAAACGCCACGGCTTGTTTTCCGCAAACACAGCACTTGCAATTCTCAGCCTTCATCGGTTCTCGAATCTATAACAAATCCTTCGTACCAGAAATTCAATAAGCTCCGTAGAGTCCATTTTCGTATCAAAGTCGTAGGTTTTGTCAAGCCTATGCAGAATATCCCACAACGCAGACAGGGACCATGCGGGCGGCCCGTTCGGTGTCACTTGGCCCACGAATAGCTCGACCACATGGCCGCCGTCTTTAAGCGGGATAGCGTTGTATTGCATATCCGCGCTGGCTGGATTTACACCGGCCGCAAGAAGGCGCTCGCCCTGTTCAACGGTCGTCGCTATCATAACTCCTCCTTTACGCGGAATCTCAGCATATAGAAATCGCGCCCGTCGGCCGTTCCCTTACGAGGCTCTGCAATCTTCATTATCGAGTCAGCAAGGCTGTTGCAAAGGGACTTTTTGACGGCCCTTTCGAGCTTCTTTTCGTCCGTATATTTGAGCGCGTCTGATTCGCTCACAAAGTAGGTGGCCCGGATAGGCGTTGCCGCGTCCATGTTCAGGCTGGCCTCTTTGTTAATCAGGTCCTGCTGGTAATCATCAAGGCGCTTTTTCACGCCAGCCAGATACTCGGCCTTGTCTGCAAGGTCGTTTTCAATAACGCGCTGTATGCGCTTGGTGCGCAGGAGTTCAGCAATAGCCAGAAATGCGAAGATTCCGGCGAAAATGAAAAGGAATAATGCAATTTTAGTCATAGTGATATTAGTTTTCGTCAATCCATTTGTAAATATGATTTGCCATTTGCTGAAAGATTCCGTCGGCTTTCACTTCGGATAGCCGGATATTGCCTTTCGCAAGCGGCTGGAAATAATGCCACGCCTGTTTGAAAGAGAGCATCTTTATCTGCTCCAGTTCTGGATTCTTGTGCGGCTCTTTCTTTACGGAAACGCGCGTCACCCGGGCAACCTTATAGACGTTTCCCCATGCGGTCTGTGCGAACTCCGCAAGGATATAGCACATGAGAAGGTCGGCCTCGTTTCGTTTTTCCTCAAAGCTCAAATCGTCAATGATGCTCATTATTCTTGCCCTGAGTATCACCAAATCGTTAGAGAGCGTTTCGGTAAGCGAATCCATAAGGTCCGTCACTTCCACCTGAACGTCCTGCGGGTATGCCGCAAAGAACGGCTTATTGAAACGGCCGTAAGCGGCCCGCCATAGGGAATCAAGGCGCTTTGTTTCGTGTGCAAGCGGTATGCGCTTTGTTACCTCGAGATAGGTTTGATAGCAAATGTCGGCCAGAAGGAAAGGGAGTATCGGGTCCGCGCTATCGTGCTGGTATTCGCTACCGTCGTTGGACTTGTGCCGAACGAACGTGTTTACAAGTTCCTTTGTCGTCATAGCGCGTCCATTACGTTACAGATGCGTTTATAAACCTTTCTGAGATAGTCAGCGTCCTCGTCCGGGAGCCTATCCTGACGGTTGAACATATATACGTCAATCTTCATTCTCAGGTCCTTGCAGGTGTCTTGAATCTGGTACAGTAAGTTTGTTGTTTCAGGCTTCATCTTTTACGTCCTCCTTTTTCTGAAAGCTCATACCCTGAATAAAGCCGTTGATAAACACTTGCTCTCTGTCCTGTTCCGGGAACGCTTCGCAGTAGTCGTGTGCTTTCTGTTGCAATTCAGCGTAGGTCATAGCTCAAATAGTTTTGGTAGTTCTTTGTCCTTTTCGTAGCGCTTGCGCTTGCGTGTTTCATGCCTGTAAGGGCACGTGAAAGTGCGGCAAATGTCAATAGTGCGCTGGCTAATGGGTTCTCTGGAGTACATTCTGGTAAACATATCGCGCTGGATAGCACAAATAACCTTCGTGTACTCCGCCTTCCCGTCTTTTATTTCCTCGCTTTTCAGGTGCGAGGACTTCCAGCATCTATCGCAATTACGTTCCTCCCAAATCATAAACTCCGTTCCATTGCTGAACGGGTCTTTATCTACTTTTCGAGTCTTACTCATAGATTACCTCGATAACGTCCGGGTAAAGCCCGAAAAACGGAAATTCTAAACCGCGAGTCCTAAGCACAAGGGTATCGCCCTTATGAATCAATCCTGCGCAATGTGGGGCGGCATTAAGACCGCTCATTTCGACCTTGAAAACGCCCTTATCAGTGTGGACTAAATGATAGATTTCCGTTTCAAAGCTATCTGAGCTCCCATGCGTATTGTGGATTTCAGATATGCTTTGAATTTCGTAGGCATCGACCCTTTCATTCATAAGGCGCGTAGAGGTAAATAACAACGCACCGATAATCGTTATTACCAGCACAAATAGCGAACCTATAAACTCGCCTCTTACTTTTCCTTTCATGGTGTTTTGTGTGAATAGTGTAGCGTGATTTCAAATTCCCATGCTGGCTCCGTGCAATACACGCGGCGCTGGGAATACTTGTTATAGCGCCAATACACAAACAGCGTATCGTCGCCGTCTTTGAGAGTACCGACAAAGTGGCATTTACGGCTTGATGCGTCGTAGAATACGTCGCCGGTCTTTATTTCGTCAAGCTGATACAGGGGGTGTAGTTGGCGCATTTCCTTTTTGCTTTAGGTGTTCCAGAAGCCGTTTCAGTAGGCGGTCCAGCTTGAAATGCTTTTCCTCCTCAACGGCCTCCTCTCCGAATATGAAAGCCATTTGCTCGCACATAATCATCACGTCCGCAATTTCGGTTATTACCTCCTTTTCTGAAACGCGGCCGCGCCGGTATTTCTCCAGCGCGTTAATCAGTTCCGAGCACTCCTCAATCGCCATATCAACCTGAGCGGCTATGCCCCATTCGAGGATTACATTTGCGTAGAGTTCCTGTGGTGTTACTTCCTTTGTCATATCTTCTCGAAATAAACGTCTTGCCAGCATACGCTGTCAGGAAAATGGAAAAGCTCCTTAGCTGTCTTAAAGTCGTCCGGATTATCCAGATACAGACAGACAAGGTGCTTCTTGCAGAATCGCATCAGCCTGAGATACTGGCCGAGCTTATCCTCTGTGCGGACCACTCCGGTTTCGGCGAAATGGCCCGCCCCTGAGATTGTCTTGTAGTAGTGAATCGTGTCTGGTAGCATAGGCTAAAATGGTAAATCGTCGTCGTCAAAGTTGACTGCCGGAGCGGGTGTGGCCGGTGTGGATTCCGGGAGGTCGTCGAGCGTCATTTGGTTGGGCTGTTCCTGCCAGCCAAAAACGATATTCTCCGCAACGTCGTTTTTGATACGGCGGGTTTCCTGTTCGTAGTAGAGCCCTATCAGGAAGTCTGTCACGCCGATAGAGCGGTTTTTGACTAACTCCAGCACAACGTCGTAGCCCATAAACTCGGCCACTTTCGCCTCGCCGAAAAAGTCCTTCGCGCGTTTCACAAAGTCGTTTCCGACCCTGTGCGAAATAATCAGGTTGTCGCAAAGGTTAGTCAGGTTGGCAGTACCGGCAATGGACTCCTTACGGAGCAACTGGAATGATTGCTCCTTGCGCGGGTGGCATACCAGAATCCCGTGCACGTTCTCACGCTTGCAGAGGTCTTTGACTTGCTTAATGAATTTCGTTTCACGGCTGTTCTGGTCGCCTTCTAAGTTGTCAAAGTCAAGAGCCATAAGGTTGTCAATCATAAACAGCCGCACGCCCTGTTCCTTGATTATCGCTACAATCTTTTCGTAAAGCTGGTCCCAATTAGACCCATATTCGTTATTGTAGAGATACAGCTTACCGTCGAGCCAGTCGTTAATCTGGTCCGAAACGTTCTTTGGAGCGTAGTAGATATTCTCGAATCCTGCCTTTTGGCGCACGAACGCCTTACCGGCGGCCATTTGGTCTATCCACGACTGGAACCGGGAGCCCTGAAGCTCGCCTGAGAATATCGCGGTAGGAAAGCCTCGCTGAACCGCGTTCAGTGCAAAGAAATCCAGAAACGTTGTCTTTCCAGCGCCGGAAAGCCCTGAGAAAATTGTAAGGTCGCCGAGCGTAAAGCCCATTATCTTGCGGTCCAGCGCCTCCACGCCAGAAGGTATGCTTATAAGCTGGGACGGGTCCTGCCAGATAATATCTTTCATTGAAAGCCAGATTTTGCCCCTTTCGTCCTCTTTTATCGGCTCAATGGGTTTCTGTTCCACCCGGCCGTAGTAAGTGCGTTTACGGGCAAATTCCTCGCGTTCCCGGCGGTCGTATGCTTGCGGGTCGTAGTGTAAGCGGAACTCCCGCCAGTGGAAGTGCTGACAGGAATTGTGCAAGCACCGGAATCCGATTGCTCCAGAATCAAGCATGAATAGCGCCGAATCCGGGGCCTTGTGGCCCCCGAACGGGCACTCCTCCAGAACGAATTTTACACCGCCAGAAAAGCGGCTTTCTTTCGCAATCTTGATATTGTGCTCCTGAATGAAGGCCCGGAGGTCGAAACGCTCAGTAGAATATCCGTTGTAGCGGCTGGGCGCTTCCTGTTTCGGCAGATACGATGCGACTTTCTTTATGTACGCAATATCTACCTGTTTGAACTCTGGAGGCGTGAACAGAAAGAAAGACTGACGCTGCGGGCGCTCCGGCGTGTCGGTTCCCTTGTTTGATTTGGTCCCGATTAGCTTCGCAATACGCGAGGCGTTAAACACGCTGGTATCAATCTTGACAGCATCTGTTGAAAAGAGCATATCCAGCACCTGCAGGAAGTCTTTTATCAGGTCGTTGTTTTCGGGCGTGTTGGCAATGCAAACGCGGTAGTACAGATGATAGCCGTTTGCTGAATCAGCAATCACCGGCTTTTCAAATCCCTGTTCGGTGAGATACCGGCTAATCTTCTTTGCGGACTCCAGAGCCAGCGCCTTTTCCTCTTCCGTCGAGTTGGTGTCTGAGGAGCGTTCCGGGTCAAGGTCGATAAGGAGCGTTGTCCGGTAGTCTATATCGCCGTCAGAGGTGGTGGCCTTTGGCTTGGGTATGATACAATCGTGTTGCGTTCGGCCGTAGCACGAATCCTTAACGGCGTTGATAGTAGCGTATATCCCGTAGCCGTCGTAGGCTTTAATATCCGCTATGAGTTTTTCCGGGTCGGTGTAATACCCTGAGAAAGTCCGGCCGCTCCCCAAAATTCGGATTTCGGTTAGCGGCTCGTCCTTCTTGAAAGTATCCCACCACCGGCGTATTTCCTGTTCGTTAATCATGATTACGACTGAGGTTTGGTGTTACGCTTGCGCTGGCCGTTCTCAAATTGCTCGGCGAAAAGACTTTCAACGCTCACTGGTTTTGCCGGGGCCGCCGCCTCTTGTGTTTGGGAGTAGTCCGGCAAATTGTTCAGGAATGTGGAGAAGTTTTTGATATAGGTTTTCGTTTCGATGCAATCCGCAAGGTAGCGCTTGATGATTGACAAGAGCTCGTCCTCGGTGTGTTTCGCCAGAAGGGTAATGAGCTTTTTCTTGTCTTTGCTGGATTTGCCGGTTGCCCGCCCACTGACGGGGCAACGAGTAGGATATGCGGCATAAAGACGTTCGGAAGATTTTTCTTTATCTGATTTATCAGATATTTCTTTTATATCTATCTTCTTTATATCTTTATATTCTTCTGTTGTTGCGATTTCGCGTAAAGGTTGGTTGCCGTCCTGCGTGTCATTTGCTTGCGACTGCGACTCGCAAATGTATTGGTAACTATCATAGTTGCAAATAGTTATCTTTGTCATTTGGTTTGTCGTTTCTATGCTAACTTGTTTGCTATTTTGCAAGCGATTAAGGCACGTGCGTACCTGAGATACCGAAAGCCCCGTATCACGCGACAAATGAGAAAGGGAGGTTACAAGTTCGCCACGGTGAACGGTAACACCGCGCCATTCCTTATCTTCCCAATTCGCAACGAGTAGTAAGTGGACCCACAGCGCCGTCATTTCCGGTATGCCGTACCACTCCCACTCCAGTAGTCTTTGATGAAGCCTGATATAGCGCATTAAGCCTCGTCGTCCAGAACGGCAAGCGCGAATCTGAGCGCGGCTCTCAGGGTGTCAAGCTCAGTATCACCACCGAAGATTAACTCAATCTGACCGTCCATTACGTCGATTTCCTCGCCGTTTACACGGAGGCGCATATCCGTAGAGGCATGGTCTTTTAGCTTCAGGTAGGTTCTGCAGCCGTGGCCGGAGTCGCCCCCTTTATAGCCGGTAGTTCCAACTTCGCACTCCAGAATATTACAGGTAGTCAGTTCGACTTTCTGGGTAGGTACGGTAATCTTGTCGATAACGACCTTTCCAGTTCCATAATCGCGGCGAACGTCGTCGCCCTCTTTCAGTAATTGAACTCTTTTCATGGTTATTGGTTTTTAAAACAAAGATTTTCCTTTGACTGGAATATTGCCGGGCCGCCGCTTCTCAGGCTGTTTGCGGCCATTTCGCATAGCTGGTCGGCCCGTTCGTTCCACTGGTCCCCGTTGTGGCCCCGTACCCACATGAGCTCCACGCGGAGTTGATTCTTGCGCTTTAGCTCATAGAACTTGTCGATAAGCCCCAAATTGGACTTTGCGGACCATTCGCCGGAAAGGACCTTAACGGCATATTGAGAATCGGAATAGATTACAAGCTGGCTTCCTTTTGGAACAACGGTAAGCGCCCTGAGAATTGCTCCGAGCTCTTGCTCATTATTGCGCTGTTTCTTTTCCGGGTCATATTCACAGTGACGAGCGGCGGCGCGTTCAAAAAGCACTTGCGTTTTGGACTGGTCCAGAATCACAAGTGCCGAGGCTCCGTATCTGTCGGCCATTTCGTAATAGCCGTCAGTGTAAACTATAAACTTTGCCATATCAGAATAGCGTTCTTTGGACGAACGGGAGCACCTTTTCAGTAGCGTCCTTGAAAATGTCCTTTTTGATTTCAAAGCCGTATGCCTTTCGCTTCAGGTTGGCGGCGGCAAGTAGTGTCGTACCGGAACCGGCGCACGGGTCTATCACCACGTCCCCATCGTCCGTAAAGATTTCGATAAGGCGCTCCAGCACCGGCACGCTCTTCTGGGTAGGGTGAACTTTGTGCGTGTCGTTGTCGCGCACCCAATCGAAGCAGTTAAAGACCATTGCTCCGTTGTTGTTGAACTTTGGGAGCCTATTGCGGTACAGGAGTACGGCGTATTCGCAATTACCGACTACCCTCATGTTTGCTTTGAGTACCTGCGCCGAGTAATTCTTGCGGAACACCAGATTTATGTAGTTGTTGAACCCAAACTCCTTTGCGGTTTCGATAAGCTGGAATTGCTGTTCAAAGGAGCAAAAGATAATCATACAGGGAGCCCCGCCCGATTTCTTTCCGGTCTTGCCTATTTCCTTGCCTTCCGAGTTGTCTTTCGGCTCTGGTTTTAGCATCTGGGAACTGAAATGCAGGAACTCTTTTACCCTGAACGTGTAATCGGTGTCGAAAAATGCTTTTCCGGCCAGCTTGGACTCCCCGTTTGAGTTGTCCCCGCCTTCGTACCACATAGGGTTTGAGCCGTAAGCGTCCGTGCCTATTGCGTAGGGAATATCAGAGAGGATTAACTGGGCCTTCTCGTTTATTCCGTGTGATTTCCAATTCTGGTAGGAGTCGTTGCAAAGCTGAATACCGTTCGTTTTGTCGATATAGTCCGGGTATGGTCGTAGCCTTGCTCGTTTTTCCTCCAGTGATTGTTT